AACCGTATTGAGCACAGGAGCTGGCGCAAACGTATTCAAGTTCATCGACGTAGGCACTAAGTCCGTTGAGTTTGAAGCTGGTAACTCTGTAAATGAACCTACGACATACGCTGTCAGAATCGCTATTGAGGCAGCAGTTGCAGATATGATTAAGGAGGGAGCTAAGAAGAAGCTCTGGAGTATCAAGAAAAAGTAAGGGGAAAATATGAAACTCTCAAGTATGACTGTATTGTCATTCTTGGTTATGTTTCAATATGCAAACGCCGCGGGAAATAGTGTGTATGTAGACCAAATCGGTAGTGGTTCTACAATTTCTATGACCCAAACAGGCAATTCGAATGCGATTGGCAATCCTACCGATAAGGCTATAATCAACGGTCAAAACAACATTGTCACGATTGATCAGATTGGTAACTCTAACGTCACTGCACTAAACGTGCAGGGTGACGACGTACAAGTGAACTCACTCGTAACTGGTGACAACAATACTGTAAATATCGCTTGCGGTGTTAGCGGAACTTGTACAAGCTCTATAATCAATAATACGATCACGGGTGATGGAAATATTGTAACTCAATCCGCAGATGGTTTGACTATCTCGAATGTTACAATCAATACTGATAACAATACTGTAAACATTCAAAATGATTCTTCAGCTGTTGCTGGCGCTAAGAGCACTGTTCTTATTGCTGGTGGTGGTGGTAACGATGTCAACATTATTCAGACAGGTGCTGCTGGCACTAATGGTCACGACGCTGATGTGAATATCTTAGGTGCAACAAACACAGTAGATATCAAGCAAGGCGGCGGAGTTGACTCTAAGGTCATTTCTACAATCACTGGTTCTGGCAATACTCTTACTATCAAGTCCAACCACAACTAAGGCGGACATTGGTAAAGTAACTGAGCTAACAGGACCAACTGAGATAAAAAGAGATACGAACGTGATTCCCAGCGCACTGTCTAGTGGCGTTGAGATGAAGGATATTATTACGACCGCTAATGGTAAAGCGGGAATCACGTTCCGAGACGACACAAGAGTTCAAATCACTGAGCACTCTAGATTAGTAATCGACAACTTCGTTTACGATGACAGTAAGAAAACTGGCAAGCTCGGAATGAAGATGGCGTTAGGAACAATCAAGTATGCCTCAGGACAGATCGCGAAGAGCGACCCGCAACAAGTCATGGTCGAAACTCCGACGGCTACTATCGGAGTTCGCGGAACCGACTTTTCTGGGACAGTCGATGAGATTGGGCGCTCTACTATTATTCTTCTACCTTCTTGTCCTGTTGGATGGAAGAATATTGAAAGGGACTGCGTTGTTGGTTCCATCTCCGTAACAACGGACATGGGGACTATTTGGCTTACGAAAGCGTTTGAAACTGTCAACGTTCAGACAAGCATGGCTACACCAAGATCGAATATCATGAACTTGAATCTAGATCAGATCAACAATCTAATTATTGTAACACCACCAAAAGCCGCGACGGTAGAAGTTCATACGGAAGCTAGAGGTTACAACTATCTTGACGAAGATTTGCTTGGTAAAGACCTGCTGAAATATACTGAGCTGGATAAGAACTATCTGACTGAGTATAACAAGCTAGATCGTAACTTCCTTGATAGCGACTTCCTTATCAATCTGCTGGATCTTTCTAGCTCGCAGATGCTCACGAATGAGCTCGTAGAGTTCAACGCTTTATTGCCTAAATACAATTCAGCAACAGGTCTCAAATACTTTGTTGAAGATGATTTCGTGACGCTGTATCGTGAGTCGTTCAATGCGTATGCTCAGGTTACAGTTCCTATCAGCCAAAGTATGACAATGAAACTAACACAAGACGGTATTGAGATTACACAGATGGTAAACAGCGCAGGAACCACAACTATTACTATCAAGCAGGGTAACTGACATGATACCGTTCAAAGAATTTGTTACCGAAGCGAAATCAAAAGTTAAATTCATAGATCATGGCTATAGGATGGAGTATGGTCATATCGAAGCTAAAAGATACATGAAGTCTAGAGGTGATAGCTTTTCTGGTTGGATCGTAAGCAACACGCACGATAGAGGTGATTATACTGACCCAATTTCATCCAGAGAACAAGCCAAAAAAATTATGCGTCAATGGTATGACGAAGATGTAGCCAACGGTAAATACGAAGGTCATAAATGAAAACATTAGCAATCCTACTACTATTGACCGTTTCCGCTAAATAACGCAACCGTGAACATTATAGGATCGACACAAAATGTTTCTATCACTCAGCTTAATGCTAGTCATTCTGCTAATCTTCAACTGGATGGCAACGGGATCAGCGTCTCGGTCACGCAGTCTGGAAATACTCCACAGTCTTTCAGCCTTAGCGTTTCTTGTGGTTTCAGCTGCCCTTCTTCTCCTTATGTCGTCAACCAATATTGATTATGGAAACACTTGGCAAATATCTGACTTCAACGTGGGCGGCTATCGCATCAGCTTTGATGCTTGTCACCCTATTCATATTGAACCCATCTCCCATTGAAACTTTACAACTGAAAACATTTGACTACTTTATAACCTCTCTGGAGCCTAAGAAGTCTGATGAAGTTGTTCTGGTTGAGTTTGGCGAAAAGTCAGTTCAAGAATACGGTCAATGGCCATTCGACCGTAGAGACATTGCTGCGACTATTGAACGTCTGCGTGCTGCTGGTGCTGCAGCTATCGTCGTTCCTATTCTTTTTAGTGAAAAAGATCGTGCTGGTGGTGATGCCGATTTGGCAAAGTCTATCGCAGCTGGTGGTGTCGTTATATCACAAACACCAACAGCTCAGCGAAGAGCGCCAGATGCAGTTCGCAGAGGCTTTGCTAGTATCGGCGATGACCCTAATTCATGGGTCTATTCTTGGCCTGGGGCTGTATCTCCTCTACGATCTTTCGCAGACGTTGCCGAAGGGGTTGGGATTCTCGCTGCAACACCTGAGCGTGACGGCGTTGTTCGTCGCTTGCCTATGCTGGTTAGGATTGGCGATTCACTGTATCCTTCACTTGTATTGGAAACCCTACGAGCAGTGGCTGGAGATCCATCTTATCAAATCAAGACGGGTCAAGCTGGTGTCGAAGCAGTCCGCATCCCGCAGTTCCCCGCAATCGCGACCGACGAGCGTGGGCGTATCTGGACAACATGGAACAACAGTTTCGAGCGCACCGATGCAACAGAAATCACAGCAGATAAAGTCGAAGGAAAAATTGTTGTCTTAGGATTGACGATTGAAGGCGTTGGTGGGATTATCGGCACGCCGTTGGGTGAAAAGTGGAGCCATGAAGTTCAAGCTGCTGCATTGCAAACTTTGATAGATGGATCAAGTATAACCCGACTGCCTTTCGCGAAGACTCTTGAACTGCTCGTTCTGTTTGTAACTTCGCGCGCGAGAATCGTCTGAAGCTGCAAATCAAAAAGCAGTTTGGAACGTATCTATCACCAGCTCTTGTTGAGAAACTTCAGAAGAATCCTGAGCTATTACGCCTAGGAGGAGAGACTCGTGAACTTTCAATTATGTTTACTGATGTGCGCGGCTTCACTGCTATTAGTGAGCATTATGGAAGCGACGTTCAGGGACTAACGCAGATTATGAATCGCTACATGACAGCGATGACAGCAAGGATCCTACAGAACAATGGAACACTCGACAAATATATCGGGGATGCGCAGATGGCATTTTGGAATGCGCCTCTTGATGATCGCGATCATGCTAAAAATGCAGTTCGTACGGCTCTCGCAATGCTCGGCGACCTTGAGGCTTTTAACGCTTCTATCGCATCTGAAGGCGTTCCTGCTTTTGGTATGGGTCTTGGTGTCAATTCTGGCAATGTTGTCGTTGGGAATATGGGCTCTAACCAAAGATTTGATTATACCTGTTTGGGCGATAGTGTCAACTTGGCTTCGCGCTTAGAAGGACAGAGTAAGCCATATCATGTCAAGATGATCATTGGTGAGCGAACAGCAGAACTGCTCGACGGAGAGTATCCACTAGCAGAGCTCGACTGCATCGCCGTCAAGGGTAAGACGAAAGGCGTTCGCATCTTTACTATCGTTGACGGAACAGGTGTCAATAGAGCATATCTAAAGACACACGAAGATTTCTTACGCTACTATCGCCGTCAAGATTGGGATTTGGCTAAACAGCATATCCTATATCTTGAAGGCGCATTCAAAGGTGAACTTCGCGATTACTACAAGATGATGCTTGAGCGAATTGAAGAACTGGAAGCTAATCCTCCAGGCAAAGATTGGGATGGTGTTTATCGTGCAACAAGCAAATAACTTTTGTCCAGCTCCTTGGGTAGGTTTATACTATCATAGCAATGCTGCAAGTCCATGCTGCACGATGGGTACTCAAAGTATGTCACCGAAAGAATACTTTGGAAGCGATTGGTTATCTTCACTTAAACAAGAGTTCTTAGATAACAAAAAACCAGAACGATGCAACTCATGCTGGATAAAAGAGCGTCAGGGCCTTAAGAGTATTCGTGGTCATTTCCTTGACGAAAACTATGAAATAGAAACGCAAACTAAACACTTAGAGCTTCGCGAAAGCAATCTGTGCAACTTTGCTTGCAGAATGTGCAATCCTACCGATAGTGTGAAGATAGAAAGAGAAATCGAAGATCATCCAGAATTGAGTAGATTTTACAGCCCAAATTCTAACTCCGACATGACAGATGATAACTGGGCGCAAATACTCGAGGTATCTAAAAATCTGAACTCGTTGTATCTAACTGGCGGCGAACCTATGCTGATGAAGAGATATTATGATCTATTAGATTTTTTGATAGAAAACAATAGACAAGACGATATCACTCTTCGCATTTATACGAACTGTAGCGTATACAATCCTATCTTTATTGAGAAGCTATTGAAATTCAAAAAAGCTGAACTCATCCTCAGTATCGATGCTGTAGGTAAAGTTGCTGAATATCAAAGGCATGGAACTAATTGGGAAACTGTTCGTGCTAATATCTTTAAGTTCGCAGAGCTCCCAATAAGATTAGGGATACACTCTACGATCAGCGCATATTCGATTTTAGACGTGTCTGCTTTAGCCAGCCTATTCGTAGAGATACAAGAATACGAGTTTAGACAAGCTCATCTGATGAAATTCAATGCACATGTAGTACGAGTTCCAGCTCCTCTTGACTATGCCAACTTAAACATAGATCTGAGGATTCGCGCAGTGAAACAGATAGATGACGCCGTAAAGAAACTAACAAATAGATTGTTTTCGATATACGTCGACGAGCTTTTGGCTTTGAGGAAACAGCTTCTAGATAGACGCGATTGCAACTATTCTCTATTCGTTTCTATGACTAAAACGCTAGATAACGTTCGTAATCAAAGTTTCGAAAACGTTTTTGGCTATAAGATATAAATAGGGGAGCAGAAACATGGAGCTCCCTGATGGCTACAGCATCTAGACAAGAATTTAAGGACTATATCCTACGCCGCCTTGGCGCTCCTGTCATCGACATCAACGTAGATGACGAGCAGGTTGAAGATCGTATCGACGACGCTCTGCTCAAGTTCCGCGACTATCACTATGACGGTATGCAGCACGTCTATCTTCCGTATCAAGTAACGGAAGCGGATCGCGATAATAAGTATATAACACTCCCAGAAGACATGATCGGTGTCACGCGCATCTTCGACGTGAACGACTCGTATGGCGCGATGAATCTGTTCAATATCCGCTATCAGCTCCATCTCAACGAACTATTCAACATTTCTAGCGTGTCAGTTACGCCGTATGTTGTGGCGATGCGTCACATCGAGTTCCTTGAAGAAGTGTTCGTCGGTAAGAAACCAATTCGCTTCAATCGCCATCAAGATCGCTTATATGTTGATATGGCGTGGAAAGACGACGTTCTTGTAGGCAGTTTCATTATCATCGACGGTTATAAGACTGTCAATGCAGAAGAGTTTCCTGACGTATGGAACGACCCATGGCTCAAGCAGTATGCGACTGCGTTGGTTAAGCGTCAGTGGGGTGAGAACCTTAAGAAGTTCGAAGGTATGAATCTTCCTGGCGGTGTGACGTTCAATGGTCAAAAGATCTGGGATGAGGCGCGCGAAGAAGTCGAAAAGCTAGATCAAGAAGTTATTAACAACTACTCGCTGCCTGTCACTGATATGATCGGATAAAAATGGCCACGAACAAATACTTCAACTATTTTACGTTTGGTCGTGAACAAGATACGGCTGAAGACTTGATCATTGAGTCAATCAAGATTCATGGTCTTGACGTGAAGTATTTGCCTCGCACTATCATTGGTCCTGACGCTCTGCTTGGTGAAGATCCGCTGTCTAAGTTCGACGACGCGATTGACATTGAGATGTATGTTAAGAACACACAGAACTTCGAAGGTGAGGGTGATTTCCTTTCCAAGTTCAATCTTGAGATTCGCGACTCTATGACTCTTGTTATGGCTCGCAAACGTTGGGAACAAGTATCTAACGAAAAGGTTCTCACGGAAGTAGGCTATAACATTCAGCTCGAAGAAGCGAACACTGGGCGTTGGGCTAACTCAGTCGCGCTTCGACTCGAGACTGGCGGAACTGAGCAGTATCAAACGACTTCACCGCGTCCGTTCGAAGGTGACTTCATTTACTTTCCGCTGAACAAGAAGTTGTATGAAGTAAAATTCGTCGAGCACGAGCAAGTGTTCTATCAGCACGGTAAGCTCTACACATATGAGCTGCGTTGCGAGCTTGTAGATCGTATCACAGGCATCGATCTTGCTACAGGCAACACAGAAATCGACGCTATCGAAACTCGTTACAGTCAGGATATTCTGCAGTATCAGTTCCTCTACGAGGACGGCGATATCCTACAGAACGAGGACGGCGAATACGTTCTTCAAGAATACAGAGTCGAAGAGCAAACCAAAACAGCCAACAACGAGATTTACTTCCAGAAGTCGTTCGAGTATATCGACTTCAGTGAAAGAAATCCATTCTCTGAAGTGGATCGCTACTAATGTTTGGATCACAGTTTTACCATCAGTCGATTCGCAGATACGTTATCATGTTTGGCAACATGTTCAACGATCTCGTCGTTCGTCGCTACGATGCAGCAGGTACTAACGTAGGTGCGATCGCTGTTCCGCTTTCGTATGCACCAAAAGAAAAGTTTCTTGTTCGTATCACACAAGATCCTGCGCTAGATCAGCAGGTAGCCATTCAGTTACCTATCATGAGCTTTGAAATGACGACGCTCAACTATGACGGTACGCGTCGCTTGAACGCACACAATCGTAACGTAAAGGTTACAACTGACGAGGATAAGCTAGACTTCAACTATGCGCCAGTCCCATATGATCTACAGTTCAATCTGTATGCGTATGTTCGTAACGCAGATGACGGTGCGCAGATCCTTGAGCAGATCGTACCTTACTTTGGTCCTGAGTGGACTAACAGCTTGCGCATCATTCCGCAAACGAGCATTACTCAGGATATTCCTACGATTCTCAATACAGTGTCTATCGAAGACGCATACGAAGGCGACTTCGAAACTCGCCGCGCTTTAATCTATACATTCGACTTTACTGTGAAAGCATACTTCTACGGTCCAGTTCGCCGCCAGGGTATTATCAAGCGTTCACAAATCGACTTTGGTATTGTTACTTCAAACGTGGGTAACAAGATCACGCTGGAAGACGTTGCTCAAACTGGGCGTAGTTCGCGTATCGTTATACAGCCAGGATTGCTCGCAAACGGCAGCCCAACAACCAATAGCGCAGCTTCTGTTCCATATACACAGATTGACGCTGACGATGATTATGGATTCTGCTCTAATACGTTCTTCTATACAGACGGCAGAAAGTATAATCCTGTAACAGGACAAGATCAATGAGTGATAAGACCAACTTCGAAATTAGTGTAGAGCAAGCCTTAAACTTACCAGATTCACCGCCTATGGTTCAACCTGTAGCGCCTATAGAGGTTAATGAGAATGCTAACATTGATGATGACTTTGCTACAGCGCGCAATAACTTGCATCAGATCATTCACAAAGGTAATGATGCCCTGGAAGAAGCATTGCTCGTCGCAAAAAGCTCAGAGCACCCAAGAGCATTTGAAGTCGTCGGAGGTCTTATCAAGACGCTGGTTGACGCTAACAAAGATCTACTTGACATCCAAAAGAAATTGAAAGATCTTAAGAAAGTAGAAGACGAGAAAGCTCCTCAGTCGGTACAAGCACAGAACGCTATCTTTGTGGGTAACGCAGCTGAGCTTCAGCAGCTAATCAATGGTAGGAAGTGATGGGCGTTAAAACGTATCTTGGTAATCCTAATCTTAAAGCTGCTGGTGTCATTCATCATTATACTAAAGAAGAAGTTGATGAATACATTAAGTGTGCTAAGGACGTAGAGTATTTCGCCAGAACTTATATCAGAATCGTTAACGTCGATCAAGGCTTGATCCCGTTTCGTATGTGGGACTTCCAGGCGAAGATGCTTCATACGTTCGCCAACAATCGCTTTTCTATCTGCAAGCTCCCTCGTCAGGTTGGTAAGTCTACAACGTCGGTTGCATACATCCTTTGGCTCATTCTATTCACAGATCAGCAGAACGTAGCAATCCTCGCGAACAAGGGCGCGCTCGCGCGAGACCTGCTCGCTAAGTTGCAGCTCGCATACGAATATCTACCTAAGTTCCTTCAGCAAGGTGTTGTTACATGGAACAAGGGTAACATCGAACTAGAGAACGGCTCCAAGGTTGTAGCTGCTGCTACTTCGTCGAGCGCCATCCGCGGTGGATCGTATAACCTGATCTTCCTCGACGAGTTCGCGTTCGTGCAGCGTAACCTTGCTGATCAGTTTTTCGCGTCGACGTATCCTACGATTTCGTCTGGTACCACGACAAAGATCATTATCGTGTCTACACCTAATGGTATGAATCACTTCTTCAAGATGTGGGTTGATGCTACAGAAGGGCGAAGTGAGTATAAGCCTATCGAGATTCACTGGTCAGACGTTCCTGGTCGCGATGAAAACTGGCGCAAGCAAACCATCGCTAACACCAGCGAAGAGCAGTTCCGTCAGGAGTTTGAGTGCGAGTTCATCGGTTCGTCACATACTCTGATCCATCCACTGAAACTGAGACAGCTAGCCTGGACTAAGCCAGATAAAGATAAGTTCGGACTCGATATGTATGAGCTCCCGAATCCACGCAAACTATACATATGTGTGTTTGACGTTTCTGAAGGCGTAGGAGGAGACTACTCCGCGTTATCTATCTTTGACGTCACGCAGTTCCCATATAAGCAAGTGGCTAAGTATCGAAGCCGTGAGATCACTCCGCTAATGTTTCCTGATGTGATCTATCGATTCTGCAAGATGTATAACAACGCATGGGTATTAGGCGAAACGAATAACATTGGTCAGCAAGTTGTTAACTCTCTGTTCATGGATCTTGAATATGAAAACGTGATTGCTACGTTCAGCAAGAACAAGAACGTCAAAGTCGGTGGCGGGTTTAGCTCTAGATCAGCTTTTGGTATTAGAACAACCAAATCAGTTAAGAAGATTGGATGCTCGAACTTAAAAACTATCGTCGAAAGCGATAAACTTCTTATAACTGATTTCGATACGATCGAAGAGCTAACGACTTTCGTAGAGACAAAAGACACATATAAGGCTGAAGAAGGTAGTCATGACGATTTGGCTATGACTTTAGTTCTATTTGGATGGCTTGTTACGCAGCCTTACTTCAAAGATTTGACTAATAGTGACGTTCGTCGCAGTTTAGCTCAAGAGAACATGAAAGAAGTCCATGATGATCTCCTTCCCGCTGGATTCTTAGATGACGGTGGAGTGACTCAATCTATGGAGGGTGGAGACGATCCATCACTCGACGGCGGGTTCAACGACGGCCGTATTTGGTAATAAAGTCCGTTTTTTATAAATAAAACGAGTAGGATTTAAGGCGCGAAGAAACATACTTCGTTACATAAAAGGAGATAAGTCCGATGGGTTTCCAAGTTTCTCCAGGAGTTAATGTCAGTGAGATCGATCTCACAACGATTATCCCTGCCGTTAGCACGACAACTGGTGCATTCGCTGGTCACTTTAAGTGGGGTCCAGTAGGACAGCGCGTCCTTCTTGATACAGAAGATACGCTCGCAAAGCAATTCTATCAGCCAAATACAAATACAGCTGTAGACTTTTTCACAGCTGCTAACTTCCTTGCATACGGAAACGCTCTCTATACAGTCCGTGTTATCAACGAAGGCGGCACGAAGTCTTCGAACACATCTCGCGCAAGAAACGCTATCGCAAACCAATCAAATACAACAAACACAATCATCAAGAATGAAGATGATTACGATGCTAACTATTCAAATGGCATCACAGGCGTTGGAGCTTGGGTTGCTAAGTATCCGGGCGTTCTCGGTAACAATCTTCGCGTTTCTGTTTGCTTGTCAGCCAACGCTTACGAAAGCACGCTAACTGGAGCTGTTTCTGTTTCAAACAACTCTGTAGCCGTAACCGGTGCTGGAACAAACTTTAGCAATCAGATTGCTCAAGGCGACATTCTCCTGATTGGTCCCGATAAGATTCAATGTCAAGTTTCTACGATCACAAACGCAACATCACTTACGCTTTCTAGTGCATATGTTGGCAACACAGTAGCTGGTCAAACTTCAGTAACTCGTCGTTGGGAATACTACAACTACGCACCATCTGCTCCAGGTACTTCAGCAGAAGCTGCTCAGTATGGCGGATCAAACGACGAAATGCATGTTGTAGTTGTCGACAATCTCGGTGGTATTACTGGCGTTGCAGATACGATTCTTGAAGTGTTTCCTGCTCTGTCGAAAGCATCTAACGCACATAGTGAAGACGGAACAACTATTCACTATTCGAACTACGTCAATAAGAATTCACGTTGGCTGTGGTGGGCTGCACACGTCACAGGTATCACAACAAGATCTGTTACATCTGCTGTAAATCATAACAGCGGAACTGGAACAACCAACAAGCCAGTTAACTTTACTCTCTACAACGGGCGTGACGGAGCACAGCCACGTGCTGCAGATTACATCAACGGATACAATCTGTTTAAGTCTGCAGAATCTGTTGACGTTTCGTTGATTCTTGGTGGCGGACACTCTACTTCGACTGTTCCTATTCATATCATCAATAACATCACTGAGTATCGTAAAGACTGTATTGCTATCTTCTCGCCACGTCAAGCTGACGTCGTGAATAACTCTGGATATGCTGGTGCAGAAGTAGATAGTATCATCGCGTTTAAAAACCAAATTGGTATCTCAACTTCTTACGCAGTAATGGATTCTGGATGGAAGTATCAGTACGACAAGTATAACGATCTCTTCCGCTACGTTCCTTGCAACGGCGACACTGCTGGTACAATGGTTCGCACGGATATCGAGCGTGATCCTTGGTACTCACCAGCAGGTTTCAACCGCGGACAGATTAAGAATGTTATTAAGTTGGCGTTCAATCCTAATAAGTCTGAACGTGACGCCCTCTACAAGGCTGGTGTCAATCCAATCACAACATTCCCAGGCGAAGGAACTATCCTGTTCGGTGATAAGACGATGCTCACAAAGCCATCTGCTTTTGACCGTATCAACGTTCGTCGTCTGTTCATTGTTCTGGAAAAGGCAATCGCTACAGCAGCCAAGTATACTCTGTTCGAGTTCAACGATGCGTTCACTCGTGCTCAGTTCAAGGCTCTTGTAGAACCATTCCTGCGTGACGTTCAGGGTCGTCGTGGTATCACAGACTTCCGTGTTGTTTGTGACGAAACAAACAATACGCCAGAAGTTATTGACCGCAACGAGTTCATCGGTGATATCTACATCAAGCCAGCTCGTTCAATCAACTTCATCCAGCTCAACTTCGTAGCAGTTCGCACGGGTGTTGACTTCACTGAAGTTGTAGGAAAGTTCTAATCGGCGGACTAAATATCAGAAAGGATAGGGAGAAAAACTAATGCCCTTTAATGTATCTACGTTCGCCGCAAGAGGATTACCATATGGTGGCGCAAGAGCATCTCTCTTTGAGGTGTTCTTGACGCTCCCAGCAGGTATCGCAGAGCCAACAGCTGAACAGCAATTTACGTTCGTATGTAAGGCTACTTCGATTCCAACATCTTCAGTAGGCACTATCGAAGTCCCTTACTTTGGTCGTAAGGTAAAGATGGCTGGTAACCGCACGTTCGAAAACTGGACGGTTACAGTTCTCAATGATGAAGACTTCCTGGTTCGTAACGCTTTCGAACTCTGGAGCTCATTCATCAACTCACACGAAAACAATCTTCGTAATCCATCAGTAATCACTGAGCAGGGTCTCGCTTCGTATCGCACAACAGCTACAGTTCGTCATTATGCTAAGACGGGCGTGTTCGCTGGCGGTACTACATCAGGCGATGCTGCTATTCCAACTCGCGAATATTCATTCATTAACATCTTCCCAGTAAACGTTGGTAACATCGAACTGAATTGGGAAACAACTGATGCTATCGAAGAATTCACTGTAGAGTTTGCCTACGATTACTGGACTGTTGACGCTGACGTTAACGGTAGGGTGATCAACGAGTAATTTGATCGCCGTTTTGTTATAAATTAAGTTGAAGGAAAATTAATGGCGATCGAATTATTTGGCTTCCGCATTGGAAGGGACAACGACGTTGCTGAAAAGCAAGCAGTCCAAATCCCTTCATTTGCCCCACCTCCTAATCTTGACGGCGCGATGGAAGTCGCGCCTGGTGGCGCATATGGAACGTATGTTGATCTAGAAGGTACAGCTAAGAACGAAGCAGAACTCGTAACTCGATATCGCGAAATGTCGATGTATCCAGAGTGCGAGTCTGCTGTCGATGACGTTGTTAATGAAGCCATCATCTCAAATGAACATGATGATCCAGTCTCACTCAATCTCGACAAACTAGAACAGCCAGACAGCATCAAGAAGCGCATTGAAGAAGAGTTCAATGAAATTCTAACTCTGCTCGACTTTAATAGCATGGCTTATGAAATCTTCCGTCGTTGGTATATCGACGGTCGTTTGTTCTATCACATCATGATTGACACAGCTCAGCCTCGCAAGGGCATTCAAGAGCTGCGTTACATCGATCCTCGTCGTATCCGCAAGATTCGTCAGCCAATCAAGAGAACGCCAGTCGTTGGACAAAACTCTAAGCTGATTGCTCCTCCATACGAAGAATACTATCTCTTCAATCCAGCAGGTCTTTCATCTGGTACGCTCACACAGGGTGTAAAGATTTCGAAAGATGCTATCTGCTACGTTCACAGCGGTTTGCTTGACGCTCGCAATCGCATGGTTCTTTCGCATCTACACAAAGCGATCAAGCCACTTAATCAGTTGCGTATGCTCGAAGACGCGGTAGTTATCTATCGTCTCGCGCGCGCTCCCGAGCGTCGTATCTTCTACATTGACGTTGGTAATCTTCCCAAAGCAAAAGCTGAACAGTATGTTCGCGACATGATGGTTCGTCACAAAAATCGTCTGGTCTACGATGCGAACAACGGCGAAATCAAAGACGCTCGTAAGTTCATGACTATGCTTGAGGATTATTGGCTCCCACGCCGCGAGGGTGGACGTGGTACAGAAATTACCACGTTGCCTGGCGGTGAGAATCTTGGGCAGATGGATGACGTAGACTACTTCCGCAAGAAGCTCTACAAGTCTCTGTCAGTTCCTATCTCGCGCCTTGAACCAGACGGTCAGTTCTCGCTTGGTCGTTCAGGTGAAATCACACGCGACGAAGTAAAGTATGCCAAGTTCGTTGAGCGTCTGCGCGATCGTTTTACACATCTGTTTGATAATCTGTTAGAAATCCAACTGCTCCTCAAGGGTGTAATGACCCGCGAAGAGTGGAAGGATATGAAGAACGATATCAAGTATGATTTCCAGCGTGACAACTACTACGCTGAAATCAAAGAACAGGATATGATGAATAATCGTCTTGCTGTTCTTGGTGTTGTTGACGCATACGTTGGTAAGTATTACTCAGTCGAGTGGATTCGTAAGAACGTTCTTCGTCAAACTGAAGACGAGATGAAAGAAATGGATCAGCAGATGGCTATTGAGGGTCAGGCTGAAGCTGAGGCTAACGCAGAGCAGCAGCAAAACAATGATCAGAATATAGCTAACACGCAACCACAAAAAGAAAAATCAACGCCACAAAAAGTTGAAATTAGAGTCAAGAATGATACTTCTGGCACAAAGAAAGTAACGGCGAAAGAAGAAACCGTTCCTTTCATTCCTAAAATATTAACAGAAGAAGATAAGAAGCTCATCGAAAGCATGACTCGTGCTATTGAAAAGGTTTCTAAAGAAGATCTTGACGACGTGGAAGAAGAGATCAAGGATGCTATCTAAAAATGAAAGAGTTAGAAAAAGCTCAGATTCTTTCCATAGCTGCCAAGTTCGCTAAGGCAGAAGCGGAAGAACTACGCAAAAATCTACTCGAAAATAGCATATCTGAAGTAGAAAAGGCTAAAATACTTTCTATCTCTTCCAAGTTTGCCAAACAAGAAGCAAACGAAATCAAGCGCGAAATCCTAGAACAAATCAAAACTCTTTCAGAGTCTAACGGAGTGTTGGAGCTGAAGGAAGTTCGCTTGCGTGGACCTGAAGGTCGACGTGGTCCAAAAGGTAACAAAGGTGATATTGGTCCACGCGGTCTTATTGGTGAACAAGGCGAGATTGGTATTCGCGGCGAGAAAGGCGAAAAGGGAGACAGAGGTGATAAGGGTGATCCAGGTGAGCGCGGTCCGGTAGGTCCAGTTGGTCCAGTCGGACCTATGGCTGATATCACTCCGCTTCGCAAAGAAGTAGAGCAGTTTCTTGACGGCGCAGAAAAGCGCATCTCGCGTATCGCATTTTCTGCCGCAATGGGTCTTGGTCGTAGTTCTGGATCTGGTGAAGTCAATCTTCACAAACTCGATGACGTTGATTATACCAGCTTGAAGAACGCGAGCAATGGTCAAGCACTTGTCTATAACTCAGCGACTGGTAAATGGCAAGCTGGAACAGTTGCTGGAGGAGGTGGTAATACAGCTCCGCTTCTTGTTACGAAATCAGAACTTGGTGACCTAAACGAAAACGATCTAGTTGTCGTAAACGTAACAGGCGCGTCTTCAAACACAATCAATGTATTAACGAATGCTCTTAATAATGCGCTCTCACAGATCGCTGCTCTAGAAGCTCGTATCGACGCTCTGGAGAATCCATGAGCCATCCGATTGGAGTAGCCAACACAAGTTCTACAACAACAATTAAATCTCTGCGACTTAAGGTCAATGAGATCATTGATGCTGTTAATGAAATTGGTAGTAATGAACACATCTACATTGAAGTAACGAATGCGAACGCAAAGTTCGCAACTAAAGCATACGCTGCATCTAATGTGGCTGTTCGCGCACTTATCAATGACAGAATTCAAGTAGCCAATGTAGCTAATAAATATGCTACGAAGGCTTATGCTGCATCGAACGCATATGTAAAGTTGTTGCTTGCAAACACTAACTCTTACATAGCGTCTGTTGTTGCTGCTTCTCCTTCATCGGGGGGTTTTGATTATGGCTTTATTACATCTGCGGTTGATCCAGATACACAACAGGATTACGGAACGCTGTAATGGCTATCGAGATAAAGTTCAGAAGAGGTACGGCCACTCAGCACAATTCGTTCACTGGAGCGAACGGTGAGATAACGGTTGATACCACTAACAAGACGATCCGTGTTCATGACGGATCGACTGTTGGTGGAACGCGTCTTGCAAAGTTTAATGAGATAGGCGCAGCTTCAGCTAATCTACTCAGCGTCACGACTAACATTGTTCCGCAAGCGAACATAACATACGATCTTGGCACACCTACCAAAAGATGGAGATCACTTTATCTAGCTGGTAATACAATTTATCTTGCCGGAGCCCAAATCAAAGCCAGTGGTAACGGTGTTATCACTTTTGTAACTAGTAACAATCAACCTGCTACTATTCAAGCATCACAGCTTGTCGTTACAGCCAATACACCAAGCACGTTCGAAAAACTAACAATTACAAATCTTGTATTGAACAACGTTCTTGGTGTTCAATACGGTGGCACAGGCAAATCTTCATTGACGCAAAATGGCGTGATGTACGCTTCAAATAGCACAGCGTTTGCTTTTGCTACAGGATCAAGCGGCAAAGTAATGCAGATCGGATCTAACGGGATTCCCAAGTTCGATGACGTGGATGGAGGTTCTTATTCGTAAATGTCTGATACATTTGAAGAGGGCAAAGAGCTTGAAGTTATCAATGAGTTTATGGAGCAGCAGCAGACCAAAATCAATCAGCTGCAGCAACAGATACTTTTACTGACGACTAAAAATACTATGCTCGAAAAAGAACTCAATAAGCTAAAAAGTATAAATAGCGAGTATAAAGAACAACTCGATAAACTCACTAGAGTTGATCGAAAAAGTTTAAGCAATTATCTTGATGATGTCACTAGTGAAAGAAACGAAGCAGTTCTAAAAGAAAAAATAAAACGTCAACAAAAACGCAAGAGCTCTGACGGCTCAATGTTTAAAAACAGAGGTGTAGGAAATGGCATCAATAATTAAAATCAAAAGAAGTACGACGCCAGGGGCTGCGCCGTCTGCACTTGTTGCAGGTGAAATTGCCGTCAACATTCCTGATCGTCAGCTATTCGTCGGTGATGGAGCAACGATCTATCGAATTGGCGCTCAGTACCTTTCGGTAGCCAATGCTTCTGCAGTATATGCGACGAAAGCATATGCAGCAGCCAACTCGTATGTAAATACTCTTCTTGCGAATACAAATTCTTATATCGCAACAAAAGTCAATACGACTACGTTCAATTCTGCATTAGCTAATACCAACTCATACATTGCGACTAAGCTAAACACAAGCACCCATAATACAGATCTTGCTAATACGAATTCATACATTGCTACACAAGCAACTCGTATTGGGCTTGTTAATACAAACCTTGTCAATACCAATACAGCGCTCCGTACACTTATCTCGGATCGCCTTCAGGTTGCTAATGCTGCATCAACGTATGAAACAAAATCTACAGCTGATGCTCGTTTAGCTAATACCAATTCGTACATTGCAACTAAGGTCAGCACAAGCACATTCAATTCTGCGCTTGCTAATACCAACACATATATTGCAACCAAAGCTAACGCATCCAATCCAACAACATCTGGTTTGTTAGCACATACTGGTCGTGCGACTATCAGCACAAACCTTTCGGTTTCTGGTAATACAACACTTGGTGGAACTCTTGTTGCTAACAATACAGCAGGAACTTCTGGCTACTATCTGAGAACATCTGGAACTGGTGTCTATTGGGCTCCTCTGGATACAGCTAATCTCAACGTTGCCAAATACCTAGAAGTTGCTAATGCAGTTTCTACTTACGCAGTCAAGTCAAGTCCGTCAACATCAGGGTTCTTCAATCACTCAGGTCGCTTGACCGTTGGAACAAACCTTGCTGTTTCTGGTAACACACGAATCAGCGGTTCTACAATCATTGACGGCGATCTGACTGTTGAAGGTGCAGTAACTTATATTTCTTCATCGACTCTGAACGTTGATGACTCGATGATTAAGTTGGCTGCTAATAACTCGACAGACGCAGTTGACGTAGGTTTCTATGGTAAGTATGCTTCATCAGGAACAAAGTATTCTGGTTTGTTCCGCGATGCAACAGACGGTGTGTTCAAGTTCTATACAGGTTCTCAAACAGAACCAGGAACAACAGTAGATACTGGTGCAGCTGGCTATGCAGTTGCTACAATCGAAGCTGTAGTTGACGGCGGAACATACTAATATAAATTGATATGCACAGGTGGGTGACAAGTGCTTCACCCACCTTTCCTTTCTAGGAGTCGAGTGTGGCATCAACAATTAAAATCAAACGCAGTGGCGTTTTGGGTAAACAACCAAACACAGCTTCGCTGAGCGTTGGTGAACTTGCAATCAATTATAAAGATCAGAAACTTTACTCTTCCAACGGTACGGCTGTATTCGAAATTGGTGGTGGCAGTGGCGGATTAGTTTCTACTACAACATCTCTTGTAAAAAATCTAACGCAAAATGATACAGTTGTTACTGGTGTTACAGCAGCTGTATCAACAAATTATCTCCAAGTTTCTAATGCTTCCGCAACCTATGCCACAAAAGCATATGCTGCGTCAAATAGCTATGTCAAAACTATACTAGCCAATACAAACGCTTATATTGCAACAAGAGCAAGCTGGACTGCGCTCACTGGCACAAACACTGCTCTTCGTACACTTATCAGTGATCGTTTACAAGTGGCTAATGCTGTAGCAATCTATCAAACAAAAACTATTGAACGTGCTGCACTTGCTAACACAAACTCTTCAATTGCTACGCAAACATCGCGTATTACACTGGTCAATACAAATCTAACGGGAACCAATACTGCTCTTCGCGCACTTATTTCTGACAGATTACAAGTAGCCAACGCATCAACGTTATACGCTACAAAATCAAATCCAGCTACATCTGGTCTACTAGCACATACTGGTCGTGCTACAATTTCCACAAACTTATATGTTGCTGGTAACACCGTCTTAGGCAATCCTGCTGTTGTAACAGACAGAACAGTTATCAACGGTGTAACAGTAGCCAATGGTCAATTGAGCGTATCAGGTAACACAATACTTGGTGGAACTCTTGTAGCAAACAATACAGCTGGTGTGTCTGGTTATTATCTTCGCACGTCTGGAACAGGTGTCTATTGGTCTCCTGTATCTGGAGGCGGTGGAAGTGCAGCCAACGGATTCTCTGGTATCCTTGTAGGTGCTAACGTAGTTTCAGCAGACTCAACAACTGATAGACTTACTCTAGTTGCTGGATCGGGTATTACACTTGCTGGAAATCCAACAACAGATACCATTACTATTTCTTCTTCAACCACAACAGCAGGTATTGGATTTTTAATTGACGGCGGCGGATCAGCTATCACAACAGGCATAAAAGGTGATTTGCAAATTCCATTTAATTCTACGATTACATCGTGGTCTTTAATGGCAGATCAATCTGGTAGTGCTGTAGTAGACATATGGAAAGATACGTTCGCTAACTATCCTCCGACTGTTGCAGATACAATTACTGGTTCTGCTAAACCAACATTAACATCTCAAACGAGCGCGACTAGTTCTACATTGACTGGATGGACTACATCAATTACAGCTGGAGATACTCTGCGTTTCAATATAGATAGTTCTACGACTATAACAAGATTAACACTATCACTAAACTTAACGAGGACTTAATATGATTACTATTCTTGAAAACGGTATGATAAGCGACTCATTTCAAATGGGTAGTGAGCCTTTGATTTATAATGATGCAATAGTTATGTATCAAAAAGATTATGAAAATTTGTCGGCTGAAGAAATCGCTGAGATCAAACAACAGCGATATAATAATTGGATTGCTATCATAAACCAGCCTGTATCCGAAGTACCGACTGAAGAACCAGTCGTACAGGAGTAATGCATGGCAAACAGATTTTGGGTTGGCGGTACCGGCAACTGGAGTGATACTGCTCGGTGGTCAGCGACATCTGGTGGCGCGGGCGGCGCATCTGTGCCTGGCACGAACGATGCTGCAATCTTTAACGCCTCATCTGGAACAGGCGTTGCCACCTTAGACAGCAGCGTCACAATTCAAACGCTAACAATGACCGGCTATACAGGGACTCTTGCGTTTGGAACCAACACAATTTCACTTAATAGCACTGGCACAGTTTTCACTGGAGGAACGGGTGTCACCGTAACTGGTACACCTGTTATCAATATCACAAACAATACAGCAACAGCTACGACAGTAGCCGCCACTGCGGTAAGTGAAGCAAATAGCATCAGTTTCAATTTCACCGCTGGGACTTACGCGCTAACGCTTACGGGCAACGTGCGGTCTCTTAATTTTACGGGATTTGCAGGAACACTTTCAAATGCTGCCAGAACTATTTACGGGAACCTAACGGTTTCCTCCGGCATGACACTAACTGGTGGAACAAACACTCAAACTTTTGCAAAAACAGGTGGAACCCAAAACATAACTGTTGCATCTTTAAAAGTATTAGATTTTCCAATTACGTTTGCGGGAACAGCGACTTATTCTTTGAATAGTGCTGTAACTATTGGTACAACTGCTGCTGATAGAAATGTTACATTAACAACAGGAACGTTAGAAGTAAATTCGTTCAGCTTTGATATCTATGGTACATTTATTTCTTCGGGTACAGGTGTTAGAAGAATTCAAAGGTCTGGTAATGGTATCATAACCGTAAGACCTGTATCAGCTGCAACATTTTGGAATACCTCTACGGTAACTAACTTAACAACTGATGGAAATGTTTTAGTTGTTGTATTTGGTACTAACAATATATCGCAAACTATTTCAGCTGGTCAATTATCTGAAGCTAATGCTATTAGATTTTCTATTTCATCTCTCAATGGAACTACATCATTTACAGCTGGAGATACAGTAAAAAGTTTAGGTTTGTCTAACAGCGCCTATACACTATCAAACGTTGCAATTACAATTTATGGTGATGTGGCAATTAATGGTACAATACCAACACTTGCCGCTGGTGCAAACGCATGGACGTTTGCAGGCTCTGGCACTCAAACTATTACTACTAATGGCAAAACATTAGATTTTCCTATCACGTTTAGTGGTACTGGAACCTACAGTTTAGGAAGTGCTTTGTCTGTTGGAACCTCTACATCTAGAACAGTTACATTAACTTCTGGTACATTAGAATTAAATTCATATACGTTTACATTATTTGGTATATTTTCTTCTTCGGGTACAGGTGTTAGAAAAATACAAAGGTCTAGCGTAGGCGGCAAAATTGTATTATCGTTGAATACTCTTGCCACAGTTTGGAATACCGCTACGGTAACTAACTTAACAACTGATGGAAATGTTCTTGTCCAGTTAACAGGTGGTGGTGCAGTAACCAAAACAATTTCTGCAGGTGCTTTAACAGAAGCAAATTCTATAAGTTTTCAATTATCTACAACAGCTGGAACAGTTGCTTTTACAACATCTGATACTATAAAAGATCTTACTATTGATAACAATAGTTTTAGCATATCCACTAATATAGTTATTACAATTTACGGAAATTTAACTATAGCTGGTACTAGCCCTACACTAACGGCTGGTGTAAACAATTGGACGTTTGCAGCAACATCTTCAAAAACAATTACAACTAATGGCAAAACGCTCGATTTTCCAATTGTATTTAATGGTGTAGGAGGTTCTTGGACACTTCAAAGTGCTTTAACTACTTCTTCTAGTGTGACTCTGACAAACGGCACATTTAGTGCGGCCACGTATAATGTTACTATTCCAGTCTTCAGCTCAAACGTAACTAACACTAGAACACTCAATTTAGGAACTGGTACCTGGACTATATCTAGCTCTGGTTTATCGTGGAATATAAATGGTACTAATTTAACTCTAAATGCTAGCTCATCTACAATTTTACTTACTAATACCGGAACCACGACTTTCAGTGGTGGGAGCAAAACTTACTACAATGTCTCGTTTACAGGATCTGCAGGAAATGGTCACCTATCTGTAAATGGAAGCAACACTTTTAATAATTTAACTTTACAAAATGCTTGTGATTTAATACTACAATCAACAACTACTAATACATTTGCTTCTCTTACGACTAGTGGAGCTACTCGCTCGTCTACTAATACTATTAGAGCAAGCACTGTTGGATCTCGTGCAAATATTGTTTACACAGGAGCAACTCGTATTGTTGTTCCATATGCAGCTGTTAGAGATATTTCTGCAAACGTTCCAAATATATGGTATATGGTAAACGGTTCAGTTGATAATGGCAACAACAACAATATAATGTTTGCAAATCCTATTCTTTATTGGATAGGTGGTAGTGGCACTTGGAATGCTTCCTCTAATGCTAATTGGTCAAATACTTCGGGTGGAAGTGTTAGTTCTTATATTCCAGATCAATATACAGATGTTATATTTGATGCAAACTCAGATTCAGGCGCAGGCTTTGCAGTTACAGTAAGCACCGGAGCAGTATGTCACTCAATGACAGCCTCTGGTTTAGATAATAATATGACACTTAGTGGCAGTTCAACTTTAACCGTTTATGGTAGCTTGTCTTTACCTTCAACCAATTTTACACAGAGTTATACAGGTACTCTAACTTTTGCTGGCGGTGAGCTTGGGTTAACTATTACAACAAATAGTAATGTATTTTCTGCAATTACATTCAATGGTCCACTAGGTGAGTGGACTCTCCAGGATGCATTAACAACAACTGGTACTGCTATTCTTACTTTTGGAACTCTAGCTCTAGGAGCATTTACTTTTACTTGTAATAAATTTGACTCCAATAACTCTAATACTAGAGCAATAAATTTTGGTACTGGTAGGATAGTACTCACATCATCGTCTGCAGAAATTGTATGGGATACTACCACTAATAACGGTTTAATTATCTCTGGTAGTCTTCTTGTACAACTAACTGGTGGAGGAGCTACAACTAAAACTATATCTGCTGGCCCAGCAGTATCAAACAGATCATATAATTTTCAACTATCAACAACTTCAGGCACTGTAACATTTACTTCAGGTAACGGTGTAAAAAATCTTATAATTGACAACAATTCCTTTACACTATCAAACGTTGCAATTACAATTTACGGTGATTTAACAATTGCTGGTACTACACCAACACTTACTGCAGGTACAAATATTTGGACATTTGCTG